TGTAAAAGTAGAGACAGTAACCATCGGGATTAGAATCAAGAAAGTTCTTAACAACGGCAAGAGAGAAAAAAGTCTTTCCAGTAGAAGACTCTCCAGCAATAGCAGTAATCTTATTCCCAGATACACCACCAAATATACTACCTGAGACCAATGCATTAAAAATGTATGAACCCGTATCAACATAAGTTTCTGTTTCGTCAATGTCTGATGCTAGTTTAGTATATTCACCACCAACTTCTTGTACCAAATCTTTAAGAAAATCCATTATTCTTCTCCAGTTTTAAAGTGTTTATTTTGTAAGACCACAATTTAGCATAAAGTTGTGGATTAGATGTTTTTAACTTTTCAAGTATAAATTCCAATTCATTACGATTTATTGGTAAATTCATTAGGAAAAAAATGATTCAAGATTTACAGTTTTTTCCATATTCCACCCAATTACATCTAGAATAGATTTAAGTGGATCTATGAAACTTTTCTCAAATTGTAATTCATAATCAACATATTTGTCAAGACCAAGTTCTTTTGGAAATTCTTGAATAAATGAAATTATATTTTCTTGAATGATATTAGGTTTTTTCAAATATATAAATTTAACCTTTTCTCCATTATTAATAAGAGAATACTTGTTAGTTAATTTTTTTTGTTTTATGTAATAGTTAAAAAGAAGTGCTCCACGAATATGAATTGGTGTTTTAGGAGCATAAATGCTGGAAGAAGAATGATATTTACGAACATCAGATGCTGTTCTTGGGAAAGCAATTTGTTCTGGAGGAAGATTTTTAAATTCTTGACGACATTTATTAATAAAATCAATTACATCACCTTCAGTACCATTCATCATTAATTTAAGACAATCTTTAATCATTTGACGACAAGGAGCAGGTGTGGAAGACTTAACTGCCTCAATTCCCATCATTTTAAGTTTAGGTTCTTCATATCGAACACCCTCACTGTCCCATACATTTAAAATGTATCTTTTCTTAGCAGTCCAAATTCCACGTTCAGCAATATTTTCCCGCTTCATTTGCATCTTCTGCTCATATGCATTTACATGCTCAGCCAGTTCTTGGTAGCAACCTTCAATATACTTTTCAAGTTCCACCTTACAGACCTTATCAAGGAACGAAACAATGCTTTGAGTAGTTTTCTCTCTTCCTTTGTATACACAATCGACCAAAGGACCCATATTAAGATAAACAGAATCAGTATCAGAAGCAATAACATAATCTATATCCTGAGTCTTAAGAAGTTTATTTAAGTATTGATTGAGTTTATTTTCAATCCAACGAATTGCAACTTGTCCAGAAAGTGTAATTGCTTCAGCATTTGCTAATTTGTAGTAGCGAAAATACTGATTACCAATTGCACCATATGCAGAATTCAGTTGAATTTTTCTTGCCATCTGAATGTTATTACACCGTGCAATTTCCTTTTCCAATGCCTTTGTTTTTGTCTTTTCATATTCTTGTTTTGCTGCAAGCATTTTCTTTTTATAAACGGTGCGATCCTTATAAATTTTATCCATCAATTCTGGAAGAAATCCCCTAACATCTTTACGATACATTGCACCATTAGCACACACTGCATAATCTTTATACAACTCAAATGTAAGTTCCTGGTTTAAAATTTTATCAACAGTAACAGTTGGATGTTTCTCTTCTACAAGAGTTTCAGGACTCACATTAAATTGCATAATCAAATGAGGGTATAGTGAATTTAGGTCAAAATTAACAACCCAATCATACATTCCAGGAACAGGTTCTTTTACATATGCCCCAGCATACTTAGAATCTTTTTCAGATTTTTCTTTTGGTGGAATTACAATATTTCTTTTCTTTAGATAATTGTAGATAATTGTATCCCACATCCTAACCTGAGAAAACACATCTTCATAGTTTGCTTTAGCATCATATGCCATAGTAATAGCAAGTTCAATTAGTTTCATCTTGTCTTCCAAACGGTCAACAAGTTCTACGTCTTTGATGTTGTATTCTACAAACTTCTTCCACCCTTTTGTGTAAAATTCTTTAAATGTATCAAATTCAGAGTGATCTAATTTTTTCTGTCCGAGTTCAACTTCAGCAATATAATCAAGACGATAAGATTCCTGAGCTTTATAAGTAAACTTCTTATAAAGATCAAGATAATCTAACTGAGAAATACCACCAATATCATAACAAATATGCTTTCTCCCAGAAATATAGGTTTCACCTTCAGTAACCAGTCCCCAAGGTGATAAACGCTTCATGAGTTTTTCACCGAGAACACGATCAATACGACGAACAAGGTATGGAATATCGTACAGTTTACTATTCCATCCAGTTACGACTTCTGGTGTATTGCTTTCAATCATCCACCAATTAATAAAATCATTTAAAAGATCATGTTCGGTAGAAAAAGAACGATACTCGACATTCTTTTGATTATTTTGAAATGCACCTTTACCCCAGGTACGAATTTTTTTTGAGGCATAATCTTGAATGGTAATCAAGAGAACTTCTTCTGCTGCTGACTCTACATCTGGAAATCCGTTTTCGGAAGCAACCTCAATATCAATCGTAGTTACTTTAATTTTATTAATATCAAATTTAAGTTCTTCTTCAGGATAAATGTCTGAGATATACTGATAAATGTATTGTGTATTTCCAAAAATCTTAAAATTCTCTACATTCTCATATTTTTTAACAAATTCCCTACATTCACGTACTGTACCTGGTTGGACTGATTCTACATATTCACCATTTAAAGTTTGGTATTTAGTTTTTTTATTAGAAGGAACAAAAAGAGTCGGATAAAACTTTTCGCGGGTCATAAAATGATTTCCATTTTCATAACCACGAACGAGAAAGTGATCTCCGACCATTTGAACGTTGGTATAAAATCGCATTAGTTAACAAATTCTAGATACTTTTCAATAACCTCTGGTGTTGGATCTGCAATAGTTAAAATATCTTCAGATCTAATCATAAGTTCTTTTTGATTAGATGCTTCTATCCATGGTTCAAGATAAAATTCATCAGATGATTCTCTTTTCTTCCATAAACAAGGATTGATCAATTTACAATTAGGATCGCCAAGTTGAGCATCAATTTCAATTATTTCAGAGATTAAAACAGTATCAACCTTCAATAGAAGACACTTCACATTCTTTTCCATTTACCTTTTCCTCAAACATTTCTTTTAGAGTATCGATCGGTTCAACAATAGTTACTACCCAGTCAGGAGAAACAATAACATCTTTATCATCAGACAAAATAATCCAAGGAGACAATGTAACACTTATTGAACTTTCAGAATCATCTCCACTATTAGTCTCCATTAACATAATAGGAGTATTTAAAGTAACTTTATGTGGATTAGAAAACAAATATTGTTGAATTTTTCCATCAGATACTAATTCTTTTGCATCAGAAATAATGTAATCTCCAGACTTTAATAACGCTAGTTTAGTTGACATTTTTAAATAGGTTCCTCATCTCATTGTACCAAAGAAAATGGGAGGTGTCAACTGGTTTTTGCCAGTTACCTCCCTGCGCCGACGATATTCAGTTCTATTTAGAGATAATCTTTACGAGTATGATGTTCTGGGACTATTTTCCCAAGTACGATCCGTAAAAGTCCGTCTTCAAATGTGACTTCGCGTACTTCTGTGTCGTCGGATAGAGTCCACGCTCGTTTAAAACTTCTGCTAGCCACTCCCTTGTGGATAAACGTCCTATCCGATTCGGAATCTGCCTTTTGTCCTTCGACAAAAAGTTTTCCATACTCTGTGAAAACATTGACTTCTCCTTTCTTGAATCCTGCTAATGCGAGTTCTAAATGGGATTCAACATTATTTATTTGAATCAAATTATATGGTGGATAATTTGTCGAAGATTCGTGTAAATTAAAAATACGATCCAAATAATCGTCCATTCCAATACTATTACGAGTGATCTTGTCCATTAAAGACGAAAGATCGGCACTAGTATACCTTGTAAGGTTAGTCATTATAGTAGCTCCTTAAAAAGCGAGTTTGTGTTTTGTAGACCCTTTCGGCGTCCACTACTAATTATAACAAAACCTATAAAAAAAGGGGATCGGAAATCCCCACAAAATCATTCGGTTTCTTCACCCCTTTTCTTTTTAGAACCAATATTATACTTAGTCTCAAGAATCCAATCTGCCTTGTCCTTATAAGCAAGGACTTTAATTTGATTGAGTGGAGCAATATCTTGAATCTTATTTACATCAACAATCGTAATAAGACCCCAATCTGCAAGAAGTTGAGCAATACGATTACGGCGCTGTACATCATTCACTGTTAAGTTTGCATGTTTGCCGTCTAATGCAAACAATTCTTTAAAATGAACGAGATAATATCTACCTTGCTTATGTAAAATATGGCAAGATTGATAAATTTTCTTTTCTTTCCGCGATGCGACTCCAATACGTGTCAATGTCTCACGAACCTTGAGAAAATCATCAGGTTCATTAAGAATCACTTCCACCATTTGATTGGGCGTCCACTTCACTTCAGGTTCTTGAACGACACTCATTTTGTTCCTCCAGTTTCAAATTTCGATTTTATAAAAGTAAGTTGTTCTTTAGTAAGAATCCTCAAAGCTTGTTTTGCCTTTTCATTACTATAACCATAATAACGTTTGACATAATCAAGATCTTTGATTTTATCTTGTCGGATCCAGGGAGAAAATCTCTTCTTTTTCCTCAGACTATTTAGTAAAAAATCATATTGCATCTTCTTAGATAGAAAATGATATCGATTCATTTCATTTGCAAACATAATTGAATCGATATGTCCTGAAAAACATCTATTAATAATGTAAGGAGGATATTCCTTTTCTAGTAAAGGATCTTCATCAATCAGATTTTTCTTTGTCTGATTAATACTATTCAACCAATCTTTTAGTTCCATATTATCTAATAATTTCTAGATCATTTCCAGGTTTCCACAACTCAAGTTCACTTCTAAGTTTGTTGTCTTGAAGCAACTTATTGTATCTTCGCGTTGCCTTGATCTTCCACCAATTAATCACTTCTTCTGGTTCATATCCAAACTTAGAGATGTAATATCTTTTCTTTTCAGTTAAAGATTTTGCATGTGCAATACATTTTTTAAATTCATCTAACTTTGAAGCATCACGAAGAGATTTTATGATAATTGAAATCATCTTAGTTTGAATCTTTAACTTTTTAGAAGATTTATCTGCAGAAATTAATCTTTCACCACCATTGGCATTGTTATTAAACCACCAAAACATTTCACGAAAATAATCATCATGAAATAATGGAAGAAAATTACTTTCAGTATCTCCTATATGTCGAATATAAGGTTTAAGACCATCATACATGGATACTCCTTTTGTTGTACCGTATAATGAAGTTGTTTCAAAGTATTGAAGATCAGTTCCATACTTTGCATCAAATTGTCTTTTGAGTTCATTTGAGGATGCCAGAAGAGCAAGAAGTTTTCCACCAAGATAATTATATCCAAATGGTTGCACAGGAACAATATTAAAACCCATTACAAATTCATGATTAATTTTAGATAAAGATAATACCTCACCAAAGTAATCATTTCTTGGTTTTGAATTAATTGTCGGGGAACCAAAACGAACTACACCTATAACTTTACTTGTAGTATTTTCAGTAACAATCCACTTAATAGTTCTTCCGGGAATTGCTTCTTCAATAGCATTGGAAGCAGTTATGTTCAAAATTTCAGAGTATAACTCCTGATTATACTTTGTTTTTGGTTTAGAACTTGTATCAACTTCATGAATTGTAAATGACATATCATTTGGATCGATACTAAAATTAGAAAACATTTCGTCTTCTGGTCCAAATAACTTTCCAGAAGAATTAGAGATTCTACTTTGTTTTACATATCTTAAATAATCATCAATGCGATTAAATTTGGAGTAGTAATCAATAAATTGATCTGCTGCCCATATCGCATCCTTTTCAGATAATAAACTCATACAACTAAAAACTGCGTCTCATATTCGAGGAGTTGTTCAGGTACATCCAGAATGTTTGAATTTTTTGGTTTAGAATCTTTCCACCTAGTACCATTTTTTTCATATAGTTCAATACCTAAATGATTATATTTTAAATTTGTTGGAACATAAACTTTATAATCATATCCATTATTTTCAGTTAACATACTTAATGATGTATTTTCTTTTTTTGTCACTGTAACAGTTGAACATGCTAACCAAAATAAATTCTTAAACAACTCATAATCACTTAAAAATTTTTCAGGATTATCCATAATCATTCTACCTACAAATTGAGGAGAAAGACAATGATCTAGAGTTCTATCTTTAGGATAATCAATTGCATTTTTACTTATAAATCCAGTATGATTTACACCAGCACAATCAAAAACATTAATATAAAAAGTCCGTGTAATAGGTCGATAATAATCTGCTTTTCCCCAATTTTTTAAATTCCCATTCATATTGTTAAAAGCAGTTTCACAATATGCTTCCCAATTTTTTTTAGGTGGTTTGGTAGTAGTTTTTGCAGTTTTACTTTTACCAAATCCAGAATTTTTCTTTACTTTAATTTTTTTCATAATCAGGTTTGTTGTACTTAAGATACTCAAAAAAGGTAAGTTTCATTTCTTTCTGCGTCATACCACAATGTTTTGCGGCAGCAGGAAGAGTCATTTTAGCACGAAAGAGACCTTCATTTGCCTCTTTCACATTTTCAGGAGTTGTTTTTACCGGATGTTCTATCAGTGATAACTTATTGATTTTATAAGGGTTCATCGAAATTCACACTCACACATAATTTCAGTAAGAGCCGCAATAAGATTTATTTCCTGGTCAGCAACGAAAGCACATTGGTATTGATACTTAGCAATAACAAGAACGGCAGCAGGAATAGTTGCGGGTGTAAGGCAATCATAAGCGGCGTCATAAATCCTGCGAAGTAGAACAGGAGCATCGTTGTCAAGGTTGGAGACCACCCACTTACGAACTTCTGTAAAGTTTTTGTCTTTAAGGGATTTGATAAGTTCATTTACAGATA